GCGCAGTTCCGCGAGATCGGGATGACCTTCGACGACAACCCCTTCCTGCCGCCGCAGGAGAAGGCGGAACTGGTCGCGGCCTACGTTAACGATCCAAAGAAGTACAACCGGCTCGTCCTCGGCAAGTGGTCGCGCAGTGCGGTGGGCACCCTTTACGAGGGGGTCTTCGACTTCAACCGGCACGTCATCGGTCTCCCGGAGCCCGGACAGAGCCCGGAGGAAGTACCCGTCTTGGTCCCGTCGGAGGAGTCCACGGAACTCATCTCGGGCTGGGATCTCGGGCACGGGGTCAACCACGCATGGGTGCTCATGTCCCGCCGAAGCGTCGGGCCCGGTCGGAACGCCTACGATGTCTTGGACGAGGTCGTCTCGATCGGGGTCGAGTGCTCGCTCGATGAACTCGTGGACCGGATCATGCGCCGGATAAAATTCTGGGAAGCCCTCATGAAGAGGCGGGGCGCCGCCGTCGTGGAGCATCGGTGCTGGAGTGACTCCAGTTCGTTCGTTTATTCCTCCGGCGTGAACGGCACCGAGGCGCGCCTCGTGCAGTCGATCTCCGGGGGGATGATTCACCTTCGACCGGCGCCCAAGGGCCCCAACTCGGTGGCCGACCGCGTCATGATGGTCCGCCGGATGCTCAAAGACGGGAACCTCGTGATCTCGTCCCGGTGCAAGCGGCTCATCGACTCCCTGTCGACCATGCGGGTGAAGACCTTCGGTCAGACCAAGGACGAGGTTCTCCGGGCGACGGACCCGAGAAAGCACGTCTTCGACGCCATGAGCTATGCGATCTCCGCCGAGAATCCCCGGATGGCCTACCTTGAAGCCTCGCCATCAACCGAGCCTGAGCGCAGGTTTACGGCGTCGATACGCCTGTGAACATCCTCGGGATTCTTCTCCAAATCTGGCTAAAGGCGCCGTGGAAAGAAGCCTTGGCCAGCACCCTTTACGCCGTCGGGATGATCCTATCCATTCCCTTCAATCGCGCGCCGAAAGAACTGGCGAAGAAGCGCCTCGAATTAGGCTGCCACCGATGCGACATGTTCCACCACGTTTACAAAAGCTGCGGCACTCCCGGACGAATGAGTCATGGACGGCCTAGCGGCTGCTGGTGCTATATGCCCTTGGCGGTGCACCACCTTAAAAAGAGGTGCTGGAAAGCAGTCAATGGTTACGAAGACCAATGGACGTTCAAGACCTGATGCTTCTGGCGTCGCGCGTCGGAGAGCGGCACCGCCTCGTCCTCGAGGAGTACAAAAAACTCGCCGGGTCGGAGACGTCCACCGCGCGAAAGCTGGAGTACCTGAAAGCCGCCGAAAAGCAGGCCCGACTCGTCGCCGAACTGACGCGGCGGACCGTGGCCATGAACGGAGGAAGCCCGGAATCCGCGAAGCCAAGGGCGTTCCCACCCGGAACCGAGATCGTCCCAAGCATGGGCCTGCCAAGCTTGCCAGCGGACTCCTTCGACGAATAGCTTCCGTCCAAGCTGCCGATATGAACTACATCCCTTGGCACCCTGACGTTTCGATCATCGGGGGGATAAATATCTTCTCTGCGCCCCAGCCCCCGCCTGTTCCTTAAACCCGTGATCCCTCCACAAGTCCTCGAGAAGCGCGGATACACGCCCGAGGCGTGGAAGAAGAAGTTCCTTCAGGAGGAGAAGTCCGCCGGGATCAAGAAGTTCATCGACCTCACCCAGTCGAGGATTCACCAAGGCTACAACCGCAGCCTTCGTGACGCGCGCCACTACTGGGCCATCGACGAGGCCTACGACGCCGTCCAGCAGCAGATCAGCTACACGATGGTGAAGGGGCTTCTGGAGTCGAAGCCCTCAAGCGCGGATGTCAACCGGATCGCCAAGGACTGGGGCCTCACCTCGATGCTGTCGCCGTTGCGCGATCCGAGCGGCCAGCCGATCACGGATACTGCGGGCGCCCCGGTGATGGGCCTCGATCTTCCGACCTTCCACAACATTTTCGTCCCCGTCGTCCTCTCCTACACGAAGGCTCGGGCGGCGCGCATCTACGCGATGCGGAACCAGTGGCCGCTCTACAAGTACGAGCCCGCCTATCCCTCGAGCGAGAACCGGGCGCGGAGTCGGATCACGACGAGCCGGATGCAGGTGATGTCCACGCAGATGGGCTACGCGGAGGACGAGAGGCAGTCGATCCTCCAGTCGCTCATGTACTCGCACTGCCTCGCGTTTCCGATGGAGGCGTACTGGAAGGAGAAGGGCTTCCACATCGACGACTTGGGGCAGGAGACCGAGATCACTCTCCGCGAGGGCGTCCGATGGACGATGCCGCACCCGTCGCGGATGTTTTACGACATGTCCAGTCGGCTCTCGACCCTGAACTACGGCACGGGGGTTTCCCACGCCGGGTACTGGGACGTCTTCCGGTGGGGCGACGTGGCCAACAACGACGCCTACTGGCTGAAGGAGTCCAAGGAGATGTCGGTCGTTGGCGGAACCATGGGATGGCTCGACTGGGACGCCTACGGGCTCTACCGCAAGCTCTTCCCGTGCGTGGTCAGCCTGCCGGACGCGATCTACAGCAAGCACTCCGCCGTCGATCGAACCGCCGAGGCATACCGCTACAGCATGACCACCCTCGATCAGGGGGTGACCTTGGTGACGCAGTTCCAGCAGGTGATCCCGAGCGATTTTGATCTTCTCGATTATGACGAGCCGGTGTGGGTCCAAACGGTCAATGCCCTCGAAGACTCGCTCATTTACGCCGAGCCCTTCTGCTACGATCCAGTGGTCGCCTATCAGTACGACCCGGATCAGAACCGGTATCGCAACCCGAGCCTCGCGTACGAACTTATTCCTTGGCAGGACCATCTGGGGAACCTCCTCGCTCAGTACGTCCTTTCGGTGAAGCGGAACCTGACCAACGTCGTCCTCTTCAACAAGGAGGGCGTCCCGTCTTCACTCATCGAGAAGCTGGAGAACTTGGGCAAGCGCGCCTACACTGACATCAACTTCTACGGCGTCTCGCCGATGGAGCAGGGATGGGCCGGGGTGCGCGGCAATGCGGAGTTATTCCAGTCGATCGGCTTCCCTCAGGCGAACACGCAGGAGCACGTCTCCGCGTTCAACATGGTCCTTCAGACCATGGAGCGGGTGCTCGGGTTCACCTCAGCCGAGGTCGGCGCGCCAGCCGCCCACCAGCAGTCCGCCACCGAGATCACCACCGTCCAGAATCTGGCGTCGACGCGCGTCGATTACACCAACTCCTGCTTCGATCCGGCGTTCCAGAAGAAGAAGCGCGCCATCAACGAAGCGTGGATGGCCTACGGGAGCGACGACTTCGCGATCGAGATCCTCGACATGACGCAGGAGGAGCTGGAGGCCGCGCAGGGCCTCGGCTTCGAGGTTGAGGTCGGCGACGGTGCCACCTCGGGGATCACCGGCTCCAAGTCTAAACTCAGCTTCGAGTTCTGGGCCAGCGACAGGGAGGGAACCAAGCGCGGGGTGGACGAGAAGATCGCCACGGCGACTCTGCAACTCTTCCAAGCCATCTTCTCGAATCCGACGTTCCTCCAGAACTACGGGATGGAACGGACGATGCGTGCCCTTAATCGCATCCTCGACTACGCCGGGGTTCCCAAGGAGCTGTGGTTCCCGGTCAACGAGGCTGTGTCCAGCGAGCAGGCGATGGCCTCCCGAGTCCGGGAGATCACCGAGAAGATGACGGCGGATCAGATGGCGAAGCTCGGCGCGGAGTTGCAGAAGCGTCTTCCGGGCATGATCGCTGGAGCCCGCAACGGCAATGGCGCTCCTGCTCCTGAAGGTGTTCCCGGCTCAGGCGCCACTCCTCCCATTCCTCAAGGCGGAGCTGAGATCCCGCCAGTACCCGAAGTACCTCCGCAGCAAGTTGTGACCGCATGAACGTAAAACTCATAGAGATGACGACCGATGAACGGTCGCGTCTCAAGGATCTTTTTGATCTCCCGGATTTTGAACTGCTTCGCACGGCCATCGCAGCCAAGGAAGCCGAGCTTCAGGTGGCGGCTGGTGAGGCTGTGACCGAGCTGATGGCTTACGGGGCCAACCAGCCGGAAAGCCTGCCCGTGGAGGTTCACGCCAAGGTAGTGCAGCTCTTGCGCTGGAGGTCGGCCCGGCAGGTGCTGGAAGAGATCTCCAAGGCTAAGTTCTGGCCCGTGCGCGAAGTTCGACTGACGACGGAGGGATAAAATGCCGACCGTAAAAGACAAGAAAGACGAACTGAAAGAGGCCTTGGAGGGAGTGGAGAACAGCGACTTCTTCAAGCAGATCCTTGGCCACATCGACGACGCTCCCGCTGGCGACGGGAACGGTAAAGGCGACGACGCTCCTCCCGATGAGGACGCTCCTGCGGGCGACGCGCCCGAGGACGCGATGCCTCCGATCCCCAAGCGCAAGGTGCCGCCAAAGAAGGAGCCTCCCAAAAAGGACGACGAGGATGACGATGACGACGCGCCCCCGAAGAAGGACAAGGATGAGGACGAGGACGAGGATGCCGTCCCCGCCCGCCTAGAGCCGGACTACGAGAAGATCGCCGAGGCTGCCGGGCGGGGCGTCGCAAAGGTTCTGGGAGAGAAGCCCGCCGCCGGTGGGCGGAAAAGGGTCGATGCCTTCGACGACCTTCCGGCGGAGTACGCCGCCAAGAAGGAACTCTACCGCCACTTGGTCGCCCTCAAGCCCGGCAAATACACCGCCGACGGCATCGCTGGGGATGTTAAGAGATTCAAGGAAGCGGAAGCGAAATACCGCAAGGAATGGGAGACGGAGCACGAGGGGGAAACCTACAATCCGTCAGCGGAGGAGCATACCACCTTCTACGATCGCAACGAGCCCTCGGTCGATACCGACGATCTCGAGGCGGCCAAGGCTTCCGTCATCCGCTCTCAGGTCAAATCCGACCTCGACAAGGAGTATTCCGAGAAGTTCCGCAAGGTTGAGCAGCGCGAGAAGACCGGGGAAGTGCTCCAGCAGGCCGAAGGCGTCTGGGCGACGATGCTGGGCGACGTGGTGACCGAGCTGACCGGCTTGGAGAAGCCCGACACGAGCCCTCAGGCCCTCAACAAGCTGGCCGAGGAGGATCCCTTGGTCGCTGGCGCCATGATGGCGGTCCTGCCCGGCTACCGGAAGCGGGTTCACCTCGCCTACGGCATCCTCAACGGCGTCATCGACTACGACGACACCAACCGGGAGCACGTTGAGATCGCGAACAAGGTGGGCGAGATCGAGCGGGAACTCGATTCCAAGCCCCCCGCCGAGACCGTCTTCAGGCGGAACGGCAAAGTGGTCCGCTACATCAACACCGAGGGCTACGGAAGGCTCACCCCGGCCCAAAAAGCCGACTACTGGACCTTGGATCCCCAGTACGTTGGTCGATACCTCGCTTCCGAGGCCAAAGAAAAGACGATCGCGGCGAAGAAGGCCGCCGAGACGGAGTTCGAGCGGACGGCAAAGGCCCGAGGATATGCGATGCCGCCATCGCGAAACGGGAACGGAAGATCGACTAGAGTTACATCAGAAAGTGCTGATGGCGAGGAACGTGCGCCTCTTCTGAGGGGTCGCAAGGAGCGGGGTGGGCCCCCTCGTGGTGACAAGAAGGACGAGGACAGAACCTCGGAAGGAATCGAACGCTTCTTCTCGAACTTGGGAGCCATATAGTCCTTGCCGTAACTGGCAAGCACTATGGCTTTTCCCCAAGGTAACCCCGACATCATCAAGAGATGCCTCCCACGCATAGTGGAGGCCCCCGATAAGTGCAGCGGATTCACCGTCTGCGCCGCTGTCCCCGTCACGGTCAAGGAACTTGACCTGATTTACATGAACTCGACGGCGGCGGGTGCCAACAACGGCACCGCATTCCGCGTCGACACGGCCATGATGGAGGCCGATTTCATGGGAAAAGCGTGCGAGATCCGGCAGAACGGCATGTATGACTGGCTTGCCGCCACCCGCCGGAACTGGTCTCGCTCCATGCAGGGCAGTCGCAAGACCCGAGGGGGGAAGCTCGTTTATGAGCCGTTCGTGAAGATGGGGCGCAACTCCATCATCAATAACCAGTATTGGATCGGCACCCGCGTCACGGACGTGGGCGGCAAGACGACCTTCACCCTGACGAGTCCCACCGGCATCCCGGCCAACGCCGCGATGTTCCCTCCGAAGACCCGTCTGGCTCTTTCGACGATGTCTGGCACGGCCAAGATCACCGGCATGCTGGTGATGACGGCGGCGGCGACCACCAACGGCACCCTTATCACGGTCTCGGGCGACTACTGGGGCTCTGGAGGGCTCAACCTCCCGGCGCTTCCGGCGGTCGGAGCCACTCCTAAATACGTCGTGATGCGCGGCA